CGATCTTCCCGACAACGTCTTCCGTGAGCTGTACTTAGCTGAGGCGTCCGACGACGAAGGCAACCCGTTCGGGATCGACGCCATCCGCGCGTGCCTCGCGCCGCTCTCGGCGGCCGCACCGGACGCCTGGGGGTGGGATCTCGCGAAGTCCACCGACTGGACGGTCGGCATCGGCCTCGACGTTGACGGGGCTACGTCCCGATTCTCGCGGTGGCAAGGCCCGTGGGAAGTCACGACGGATCGGATCGTTGCCGAGACGGACGGACAGAAGGCGCTCGTCGATTCGACGGGCGTGGGCGACCCGATCCTAGAGCGGCTCCAGAAGCACAGCCGCCGATTCGAGGGCTACCTGTTCAGCTCGACCAGTAAGCAGCGACTGATGGAGGGGCTGGCGGTCGCGATCCAGCGCCGTGAGGTCCGGTTCCCGTCCGGCCCGATCAGCGCCGAACTGGAGGCGTTCGAGTACGTGTACACCCGGACGGGCGTCCGCTACTCGGCGCCGGAAGGCATGCACGACGACTGCGTCTGCGGTCTGGCGCTCGCCGTTCAGGCCCGCGCCGTACTGCGGGAGCGTCCCGCCTACGTCTACTGAGAGGGGGTGATCCGATGGGCTTCTGGGACTTCCTGACGAATCCGTCCGGCAACAAGGCGCGCGGCTGGTCTGCGCTCCCGATGGTGCCAGAGCGCAAGCAATACTCCTGGACGATTGACGACAACCGCGCCGTTGTGGTGCCGCCGCTGGTACACGGACCCGGCCTGTCGGATCGCCCGGCCTCCGACGCCAACAGTGCCGTCTACGCCTGCCTCCAGGTCATCGCCACGGCTATCGCTGAGCCGGAGTTGAAGGTCTACCGGATCGCGGCCGGCGAACGGGTCGAGCTGGACGACGCGCCGCTGGTCGATCTCCTGGCCCGTCCGAACCCGCACATGACGCTCGACATGCTGCTGGCGTACCTGTCGAACTGCCTGCACATCGACGGCAATGCCTACTGGCGGAAGTTGCGCGCCGGCGACGCCGACAGCGGCAACGTCGTCCAACTCTGGCCGATCAGTCCGTCGCGGATCAAGCCGGTCACGCATCGCGACAGCATGGACTTCATCTCGTACTACCGCTACTACCACCGACCGGGCGTCCACGAGGACATCCCGCCCGAGAACATCGTGCATTTTCGGATGGGGCTTGACGACCGCGACCACCGCGTCGGCTGCTCGCCGCTCAAGCGTCTGGCGCGCGAGGTCAGCTCAGACGAGCAGGCCACGCGCTACGCGGACCGCCTGCTGGCGAATCTCGCCATCAACGGGCTGAGCCTGGAGTTCGACAACGCGACCGAGCCGATTGACCAGGCGACCGCCGAGCAGTTGAAGGCGCGCATCCAGTCGGCCTACGGCGGCGACAACGTGGGCGCCGTGTCCGTCCTGTCGCCGGGCGCCAAACTGGTGCAGCACGGGTTCAGCCCCGAGCAGATGGACTTGAAGGTCTTGCACCGTGTCCCCGAGGAACGGATCGCCGCCGTGCTGGGCGTTCCTGCCATCGTGGCGGGGCTGGGCGCCGGCCTGGACCGTAGCACCTACTCGAACTTCGCGGAGGCCCGTGAGGCGTTCACCGAGATGAAGCTGATCCCGTCGTGGCGGCAGATCGCGGCGACGCTGACGCTCCAGTTGCTGCCGGACTTCATGTCCGACCGCAACGCCGCCGTCGAGTTCTACATCGACGACGTGCGGGCGTTGCAGGACGATCAGAACGCGAAGGCGGTCCGACTCTCGACGTACGTCACGGCCGGTATCCTCGACGTAGACGAGGCGCGCGGCGAGATCGGCAAGGAGCCGCGACCCGAACGGCCGGTCCCCGCGGCTCTGCCTACCCCAGAGTCGCGGGGCCGGCCGACCCTCATCCGCACGTTGTCGCGCGAGGTCAAGGCGCCTGACGACCTGCCGGGCGAGTTCGGCCGGCTGAAGGACGGTGTCGAGTCTGACTGGCAGTCGGCGCTCGAAGAGTTCCTGGCGTCTCAGTTGCGGCGCGTCAACGCCCGGCTCCGGCAGGGCGGCGACACCGCCGAGGGTCTGGTGGCCGAAGGCGAGGCGACGCTGCTCGGCGAGACGCTCAGGCCTTTGCAGACGCGGATGCTGGACGAGGTCGGGCGGCTGGTCGTCGCGGAGCTCGGTATCGCGTTCGACCTGGACGACGCGGCCACGCGAGAGTACCTGCGGGTGGCCGGCGGAAACATCGTCGGGATCACCGAGACGACCAGGGAGGCCGTCCGCGCGGCCTTGATCGAAGGACAGCAGGCGGGCGAGGGCATCCCGCAGTTGTCGGCGCGGCTGCGTGCGCTGCCGGCGTTCAACCGCGCGCGGGCCATCACCGTCTCGCGGACCGAGTTGGGCCATAGCCAGAACGCGGCGGCGGTCACGAACTACCGGGCATCCGGCGTGGTGGTCGGCGTGACCGTCTACGACGGCGATTATGACGCCGAGTGTCAGGCGATGAACGGGCGGAAGTTCAGCCTCGACGCATTGCCGCCGACGTTGCAACACCCCCGGTGTTTGCGCGCATTCGCTCCAATCACTGATGCGTCCGAACTGACGAGGTCGGCGTGAGCCGGCCGCTGTTTACGGTTTGCATACCCACCATCGGTAGGCCGACCCTGCCGCGTACGCTGGAGTCGATACCGGCAGGCGTCGAGGTCATCGTCGTGGCCGACACGCACGAGATGGACGTGGGCACCTTCGCCAACGTCCAGGCATACACGAGAGGCCGGTGCCTGGCGTTCGACGCCGGCCGCCACGACATGGGCAGTCCGCAGATCGACTGGGCGTTCCGCAAGCACGCCTCCGGCCGCTGGTTGCTGAACTGCGGCGACGACGACGTGTACGAGCCGCGAGCGTTCACCCTGATGGAGCAGGCCATCAGCGAGCAGCAGGGGCCGGCCTATCCGCTGATGTTCAAGGTGGAACTGTTGCCCAACACGATGCGCGGCGGCGTGGCGTCGACGTTCCTCTGGTCGGATCGGCGCATCGAGCGGTTCGTGGTAACGGGCCAGTCGTTCGCCTGCCCGAACGACCCCGAGCGGTTCGGTGACTGGGAGAACGACTGGCGGTTCATGCAGACGACGGTGGCGAACTACGGCGGCGCGGTGGACTGGCGAGACGAGCTGATCGCGAGGTGCTATTGATGAGCCGCAAGCTGGTCTCTGTGGTGACCGGGACGTACAACCGCCACGAGCTGCTGCTGGGCGCCATCGAGAACGTCAGGGCGCAGACGTACCGGCCGCTGGAGCACGTCATCGTGGCCGATGGGCCGGACCAGAGACTCTGCGATCTGATCCTTGAGCAGGCGTATGAGAGCGCGGCCCGCTTCGACGACGACGATCCACGCCGCTGCCCGATCCGCTTCGCCGAGCTGGGCTTCTGGTCGTCGGGCCTGTTCACGGACAGCATGTCGGCGGCGCCGTTCATGGTGGCGCAGCTCCTGGCGCGTGGCGACTATCAGGTCTGGCAGGCTGACGACGAGCGGTTCCTGGTGCCGGACGCCATCGAGAAGATGGTGACGACGCTGGAGGACTACGACGCCGACTTCGTCTATCCGAAAGTCGAGATGACCTGGCCGGACAGCGACCGTCGCGCCGTCATCGGCTGTAACCCGCCACGGTGCGGCCAGGTGACGCACATGCTCTACCGCAGGGATGCGCTCGACAAAGGCGGGCTGTTCAGGACGCACGTCGGGTCTGGCACCGACTGGGACGCCTTCTCGCGGCTGATGGCGAGCGGCGCCCGCTGGGCGTTCATCCCCGAGGTGCTGCTGACGCATCGGGTGGACAAGTGACCGGACCGTCCGTCCTGGCGCTGGCCGGCGACATGACCGGGCCGACGCTCTGGCGCTGCCTCCAGCCGATCACGGCACTGGAGAAGGCCGGCTACCCGTGCGGCTGGGATCGTATGCACAACGACGCCATCGGGACCATAGCGCCGATGTACGACGGCTACCTGCTGCCGCGCATCTCGTGGCCGCCTGAACACCGCCGGCTGGCCGAGGCGTGGTTCGCCTCGATCCGCGCGGTCGGCAAGTTCACGGTCTACGATTGTGACGACGACATCTTCACGGCGGCAGAGTCGCACCGTCGGGTTGAGTTGGACTGGACCGAGGGGAAGTCGTTCGAGCAGTTGGAGGCCGAGCGGTTCGAGCGGATCTGGGCCATGCAGCAGTGCGACGGCGTGACCGTCTCGACGCAGCGGCTGGCGACCATCGTCCGCAGTTTCACCAGCAGGCCAGTGATCGTCGTGCCCAACGCCATAGACCTCCCCTGGTTCAGGAGCGTTGTCCAGGCCACCAGACGCCATATTCCGGGCCTGACGATAGGATGGGCCGGCGGCCGGCGCCACGACCGCGACGTTGAGGACATGGCGTCGGCCTGGGGGCGTATCGCCCGCAGGTATTCTGCCGTGACCTTCGTGGTGCAGGGCCACCAGCCGGACGTGATCCGCGAGCAGGTGCCGGCCGACAGGCTCGTTACGCTGCCGTGGATGCCGCTGGAGACGTACCCCGCCGGACTCCGAGAGGTGGACATTGCCTGCTGCAGCGCGGCGGATACCCCGTTCAATCGGCCGAAGTCTCCGATCAAATGTTACGAGGCGGCGGCGGCCGGCGCCGCAGTCGTGGCGTCTCCGACTCTGTACGCAGGGACCGTCGATCACGGGTTCTCCGGCTTCATCGCTGAGTCTGCCGAAGAGTGGGAAGATGCGCTCAGCCAGTTGATCGAGCGGCCGGCGCTGCGGTCGATGATGGCGCGTCGGCTACTGCGGACCGTCGAGAAACGGCACACGCTGGCCGGCAACATGAACCGCTGGCCCGATGCGTGGGCGCGGATTGCGGAGGTGTCCCGTGGTCGCCTCATCGTGGCGTGAGCCGGCAGCAACGACGGCGCTGCGGCCGGAGTATTGCAAGTCGTGTCGGAAGCGGCTCGGAGACTTCGACGGCAAGGGGAGCGGGACTATCGTCTGCCCGCGCTGCCGAGTCATGAACACGCTGCGGCCGAAGTAGTTGTATTGACAACGACTCGCCAGTAACGCATACTGACGGTGGCAGTCTCCCTTCCCCGTTCCATCCGCCCAGAGGGCCATTGAGCCCCGATTCTGACGCCCGCGAGGCGCGAAGGATCGGGGCTCATTTGATGCTCACCTACAAGAGCATCCCGTTCGAGGTCAAGGAGCTGGTCCCCGTTGCCGATGGCGGCTGGGAGATCAGCGGGTTCGCATCCACGTTCGGCGGCGATCCGGACTCCTACGGCGATGTGGTCGTCAAGGGCGCCTTCGCCGACAGCATCGCCAACCGCCCGACGAAGTTCCTGTACGAGCACTCGGAACCCATCGGCAAGCAACTGGAGATCCGCGAAGACGATCACGGCCTCTGGGGCCGCTGGTCGATTGTGGACACCCAGGCCGGCACCGACGCCTACAAACTGGCGAAGGCCGGCGTCCTCGACTCGCTGAGCATCGGCTACGTGACCGTCGATGACGAGTACCGCTCTGACGGCGTCCGACTGCTCAAGAAGGTCGATCTCTTCGAGGTGTCTGCGGTCGCCATCCCGGCCAACCGCAACGCCGTCATTACCGATGTCAAGTCGTTCGACCGCCACTCATCCGACGTGCAGGTTGCCGTCCGCGAGTGGTTGGAGCGCGTGAAGTCCGGGGCGGACGTGCGCGCGAAGGACGGCCGCGACATCTCCCAGGCGCGCAGGGACCACATGGCAACCGTGAGCGGGTCGCTCCGGGACGTTGCCGATCAGGTCGATGCGCTGCTCGTGCCGCCGCCTCTGCCCGACGTGATCAACGTCGGTGCCGAGCTACGCCGCCGGCGCTACCACGCCGCCGGACTGGAGCGACCCGCATGACCGCACTGACCGTCGAACAGGTCCGCAACATGTCACTCTCGGAGTGCATGGCCGAAAGCCGCAAGCGCTACGAGGCGTGCGCCGCCATCGAGGCGAAGCACCCGAACGGCGTGACCCAGGACGCCGTCGAGGACTACACCCAGGTCAAGGCGCTGCTGACCGAGGTTGACCTGATCGAGACGCGGACCGCCGAACTCGAAGACGCCGGCAACCGGAAGCAGCGCATCCTGGAGAACGCCAAGAAGCTCGGACGGCCGGCGCAGGGCCACAGCCAGCCGGACGATGACGGCGTCGATGCGCCGAAGTCGGTCACGATGTTCGGCCAGCAGTTCACCGACAACTCGGTCTATCAGGGGCTGGTCAAGTCCGGCGCGATCATGAACCCCGGCGTGCGCCACCAGTTCGATGTCGAGTTGAAGGGGTCGCTGCTCCAGTACCTCGCCCGCAAGGCGCTGGTGTACTCGGCGTCGGGCAGCGGCGGAAACCTGATCGTCAACGACCGCCTGCCGGGATTCCG